GAAGAATATGAGTCTGAGGAAGAAGTTGACCGAGTAAAACACAGTTTAGGTGTCCCGCAAGCTAACATTATATTACTCAACGCTGTTAGAGACAGGTTAGAGTTCCCAGAACTCAAACGTCTGGTGCTAGAAGAGTACAAAGAGTGGGAGCCTGACAGTATAATTATCGAGAAGAAAGCCAGTGGTGCGCCGCTTATATATGAGTTACGCTCTATGGGTGTACCTGTGCAGGAGTTTACACCGACACGGGGAAATGACAAGATATCTAGGCTGAACGCAGTGTCAGATATATTTGCTTCAGGTAGAGTGTGGTATCCACCGACACGGTGGGCCGAAGAAGTTATTGAAGAAGTTGCAAGTTTCCCTGCTGGGGAGCATGATGACTATGTGGATTCTACGTCTATGGCGTTGATGCGTTTTAGGAAAGGTGGGTATATCCAAACATCATTGGATGAACCTGAAGATTATTATGGCACTAAAGAGTATAGACAGTATAAAGCTCATACCAACCGTGCGTTATATTATTAAAGGATAAGACAATGGCTAGATCTGATGAGTTAAGAAACTATGGTAAAAGAGGGAACTTTGGTAGTCTTTCGCAAAAAAACTATGCGGAAATGAAAGCTGCTTCAGACGCAAGAAAGAAGAAGAAGAAAAATGCACAGTTTACAAAGTTGCAAGAATCAGATGCAGCAGGTGTAAAAAGAGATGAAGCGGCGGCAAAAAGAAAAAAAGACGCAGCAAATACAAAAACAACCTACAATAAAAAAACGGCTATCTCTCCTGAAACAACCCCAGCATCTCGACAGCTAAAAAAATTAAAAAAGAGTTTTTCGCCCAAAGCACGAGAGGATGCAAGAGCAAAAGCATTGCGTCTTAATGAAAAAAGTCAAAAAAGAGCAACAGATGCTGTAGCAAAAACTAGAGCAGATAGAACAGCTAGACGGAACAAAATATCAGCCCCACTACAAAAAACAAATGCTGAAATACAGAAAAAAATAGACGCAGGTAGCAAAAATTTTACTACTGCGGAAAAACAATCTCAAGCGTATAGAGATGCAAATAAAACTAAAACAGGTCTAGGTAGATTTTTTAGTAAGATAAGTGGTTATGGAAAAAGGCAAGCAGAAGCCAGAAAAAGAAAATACGATGAAGCTGTAGCAAAAAAACGCTCAGAAGGAAAAACAGCTGGCGTAGGCACTATTGATATGAATAAAGGCGGCATGGTTAAGAAAGCTGCTTATAAAAAAGGTGGCGCTGTTAAAATGAAAAAAGGTGGCGTAGTTAAAAAAACACGTAGTACTACCAAAAAGAAAAGCATAGATGGTATTGCATTACGTGGTAAGACTAGAGCCGCAAGGAGTAGGTAAAGTAAATGGCAGATCAACCAGAACTAGAGATTGTCTTACCTGACGGAAGACCCGTATCAGAATATGAAGAACCCCAAGAAAATATGGGGACTGTTATAGATATAGGTATTAGCGGGGAAGGTGGGGTTACTGTAGCAATTGATCTGCCTGATGGTGAGGACTTCTATGCCAACATAGCTGAAGAGTTTGATGAAGACGACGATGTATTGTCTAAAATGGCTTCTGAGCTAATAGGTGATTTTAATGGAGATCTAAATGCTCGCAAAGACTGGCTTCAGATCTACGTTGATGGCATAGAATTACTGGGTCTTAAAATAGAAGACCGCAGTGAGCCGTGGCAAGGAGCTTGTGGCGTATACCACCCGTTACTTTCTGAAGCATTAGTTAAGTTTCAGTCCGAAACTATTATGGAAACCATGCCGCCCGGCGGCCCTGTCAAAACTAAAATAATTGGCAAAGAAACACCAGAGAATTTAAAAGCCGCTACTAACATAGCGGAGAACATGAACCACTGGATAACGGATAAAATGCCAGAGTATCGTGGTGAACACGAAAGAATGTTATGGGGTTTAGGGTTATCAGGCAATGCGTTTAAAAAAGTGTATTTTGATCCCGCTGTTGGTCGCCCAGTCTCTATATACGTACCAGCCGAAGACATTGTGGTTCCCTATGGAGCCAGTAGTTTGGATTCAGCAGAGCGAGTCACGCATATTATGCGAAAGACCGAGAACGAAGTTAAGAAACTACAAGCTGCTGACTTTTATTTAGACGTTGAGTTAGGTTCGCCTGATGACTATGAGCTTGATGACATAGAGCAGAAGATTGCAGAGAACATGGGGTTTAGCGCAACCAACGACGACCGCTATAAAATACTAGAGTTCCACGTAGAATTAGATTTAGAAGGGTTTGAAGATAAAGACGAAGATGGTGAAGAGACAGGCATAGCATTGCCATATGTAGTAACTATAGAAAAAGCCTCACAAGCGGTTTTAGCCATTAGGCGAAACTGGGTAGAAGATGACGAAGCTAAAAACAAACGTCAGCACTTTATTCATTACCCTTATATTCCGGGGTTTGGTTTCTATGCGTTTGGGTTAGTACATCTACTAGGTTCGTTTGCTAAGTCAGGAACGTCTTTAATTAGACAGCTTGTTGACGCAGGTACGCTATCTAACTTACCGGGCGGGTTTAAAACTAAAGGTATGCGGATTAAAGGCGACGATACGCCTATATCTCCTGCAGAGTTTAGAGATGTTGATGTAGCCAGCGGGACTATCCGCGACAACATTATGACATTGCCATATAAAGAGCCTAGTCAGGTTCTTTTCCAACTGATGCAGAATATCGTTGAAGAAGGACGACGCTTTGCTTCTATTTCTGATATGAAAGCGAGTGATATGTCTACCCAAGCACCTGTTGGGACAACACTTGCTATATTAGAACGCACCTTAAAAGTAATGTCTTCGGTTCAAGCGCGTGTACACGCAGCTATGAAACAAGAGTTTCAACTACTTGCAGAGATTATTAAAGACAACACATCGGATGATTATTCTTACGACCCATCAGAAGGGGATAAGTCAGTTAAACGAGAAGACTACGACATGGTAGAGATTGAACCTGTGTCTAATCCCAATACTTCTACGATGGCGCAAAAAGTGGTGCAGTACCAAACGGTACTACAGTTAGCACAAACATCACCAGAATTGTACGATTTACCTGTGCTACATAAACAAATGTTGCAAACTATAGGAGTACAAAATGTTGAAAAACTTGTGCCTACAGCAGAAGATCAAAAACCTAAAGATCCGGTTTCTGAAAATATGGACATCATTACTAATAAACCCGCTAAAGCGTTTTTACACCAAGATCATGAGTCTCATATCAAAGTCCACATGAACGCTATGCAAGACCCAGTAGTTCAAAAACTAATGGCAAGTAACCCTAATGCAGAAAAAATTTCTGCAGCGTTGCAAACACACATAGCAGATCATCTAGCTTTAGGCTACAGGATTCAAATTGAAGAACAGTTAGGTACGCCGTTGCCACCACAAGATGAACAATTGCCACCAGAAATTGAAGTGAAGTTAGCTAGATTATTGGCTGACGCATCTGATCAGTTATTGCAAAAGAACCAAGCAGAAGCACAACAAGAACAAGCGCAACAACAAGCGCAAGATCCTATGGTGCAAATGCAACAGCAAGAAATGCAGCTTAAACAAGGTGAGCTACAACGTAAAGCAGCTAAAGACGAGGCAGACAACCAAATTGCTCAAGCTGAACTACAGTTAGAGACAGCTAAACTTGTTGCTATGGGTGTTAAAGACGAAGCTGAGTTAAATCTTAAACGGATTGTTGAAAGCGCTAAACTAGAATCAGGCGATAAACAGGCGTTGCAAAAACTTATTACTTCTGGCGTTAAAGACGAAGCTGAGTTAAATCTTAAACGCATGGTCGAAGGCGCTAAAATAGGAAACATGGCGGGTAACAGTAATGAGCCTACTGATCAATGAACCTATTTCAAGTAGTACATAAAGAGATAAATGAAAAACAAGACCTTTTACTTGATAAGTTAAGTAGTGGTACTATAAAAGACCATGCTGAATATAGCTATGTATGTGGAAATATTAGTGCACTACGAGGTATAACAGCGTATATTACTGAACTAGAATCAAGAATTGAGGATGATTAATGAGTAATGTCGAACCTATAGATAAAGAAACGTCTGCAACAGCAACCCAACTTCCTACGCCGCAAGGATACCGCGTTTTATGTGCAGTACCTGATATAGATGATACGTTTGACAACGGCATCATTAAAACAACTGAAACTATTAAAACAGAAGAAATACTAGCAACAGTGTTGTTCGTGGTCGAATTAGGCCCAGATTGTTATAAAGACATTGATAAATTTCCTAGCGGCCCATACTGCAAGAAAGGAGATTTTGTATTAATTAGACCCCACACAGGGACTAAAATAAACATCCACGGTAAAGCATTTCGTCTTATTAACGACGATTCTGTAGAAGCTGTGGTTGATGACCCACGAGGGATACAAAGACAATAACTGTAATTAAGAGGATAATGTAATGCCACAAACAGCATTAGAAAACGAAGACGACATTGTTGAAGGTGTAGAAGAAGAAAAAGAATTTGATATTGTTGTAGAAGACGATACTCCTGAAGAAGACCGTGACCGAGAACCTATGCCAGAAGAAATTGTGGATAATCTCGAAAAAGACGAGCTTGAAGAATATTCTGTAGAAAAATCCAAACAACTTAAAAAAGTATGGCACGACGAGCGCAGAGCTAAAGAAGAAGCTCAACGCGAACGCGATGCTGCAACTACTTATGCTAAACAACAGCTAGAAGAGAATAAAAAACTAAGGGCTGACCTAAATAAAGGCGAAGTGTCTTTAATGGAAAACAGCAAGTCTTCTGCAGAGCATGAGTTACAGCTTGCTACAAAAATGTATAAAGAAGCGTTTGAAGCTGGCGAGTCTGAGCAAGTTGCTCAAGCCCAAGCTAAAATGGTATCCGCGCAATCTAGATTACATGCAGCAGAAACTTATGAGCCTCAATATGTGCAGGCGGAAGAAACTGAAAAAGAACAAGAGTGGAGTGTCCAACCTCAACAACAACCACAACAAGAGCAACAAGTTGACTATAAAGCGTTAGCTTGGCAAGACAAAAATAAGTCTTGGTGGGGCAACAATAGGAAGATGACGAGCTTTGCATTTGGGATGCACGAGGAGCTGGTATCGCAAGGTATTGATCCCAATGCAGATTCAGATGAATATTATAGTAGCATTGACAAAGAAATGCGGTTAAGATTTCCTGAAGAGTTTGATGAAGGGTCAACAGAAGCAGATACGTCACCCCGTACTGCAGCGAAAGCAAAAACTGTTGTGTCTTCTGCGAAACGTACTACAAAATCAAAGAGAGTAGTGCTAAAAGATTCTGAAGTTAGACTGGCACATCGTCTAGGATTAACCCCCGAAGACTATGTTCGTGAAAAATTAAAATTAGAAGGATAGCGTGATGGAAGATACAAAACCAAAAGGTCGATTGAATCGAACTAAGCGGGATGTAGAAACCCGCGCTACGCAGGAGCGACCCAAACAATGGAAAGCACCTGAGATACTGCCTGTAATAAACGAAGAGGAAGGCTATTCCTACCGTTTTATTCGCACCAGCACTATGGGAGTGCCTGATGCTAAGAATGTATCCGCTAAATTTAGAGAAGGTTGGGAGCCTGTAAAAGCATCAGATCACCCAGAGGCTTTTGCAATGACCGACCAGAACAGTCAATTTGAGGATTCGATAGAAATAGGTGGGCTACTTCTCTGCAAAACTGACGAGGAGCTTACTAAACAGAGAGATGAATATTACTCCCAGAAAACTGGGCAAGTAATGGAATCTGTCGATAATAACTTTATGCGTGACCAAGACCCTAGAATGCCGATGTTTAATGATCGCAAATCAAAAACAACTTTTGGCAAAGGGTAGCGGCGCGTTAATTTTTCTGTTTATAAGCAAAGGAGCTTAAAATGGCATATCCAACCGTTGACGGGCCTTACGGCCTAGTCCCGATAGGATTAGTAGGCGAACGCGCTTTTAATGGGGGTTTTACCCAGAAAGGTATTGCGTCTGAATATGCGACTACCATATTTCAGGGTGATATCGTTAAAGGCGTTGGTGGAGGTACTGTAGAAAAAGATACAGGAACCACAGCTTGCACTCCTAACGGAATATTTGTCGGGTGTTTTTTTACCGACGCAGCATCAGGCCCAAGATATCAAAATTTTTGGCCTGCAAGTCAAGTAGCAACGGATGCAGTAGCATACATTGTTGATGACCCAAATATATTGTTTAAGATTGCAATTACATCTTCTGGTGTAGTTATCAGTTCTTTGGCAATAACTGACATAGGCGCAAACTTGCAAATCACGCAAACTGCGGGAGCCACTATTAATGGTGTATCTCGTGTGTCTGCTGATGACACGTCTGCAACGACTAACACTTTTCCTCTACGAGTCATAAGTCTAGTTGAAGAAACTCGCAACGCTGCTGGTGGTTACACCGAAGCAATATGCAAGTGGAACGCTGGGCATCAATATGGCGCAGTACTAGGCGTTTAAGGAGTAATTTGAGATGACTATAAGCAGAGCGCAAATGCTCAAAGAGCTTTTACCCGGTCTTAATGCTCTTTTTGGGCTTGAGTACAACAGGTATGGCGAGGAGCATAAAGATATCTACGAGTCAGAAACTTCAGAACGAGCGTTTGAAGAAGAACAGAAACTATCTGGTTTTTCTGCAGCACCCGTTAAAGCTGAAGGTTCCGCAATTGAATATGACAATGCACAAGAGTCATACACAGCGCGGTATACACACGAAACTATTGCGATGGGATTTTCAATCACAGAGGAAGCTATAGAGGATAACCTTTATGACTCTCTTTCTGGTCGATATACCAAAGGTCTAGCTCGTGCGATGGCTTACACAAAGCAGGTTAAAGGATCTAATGTCTTAAACCGAGCTTTTAACAGCACGTACACATATGGAGATGGAAAAGTGCTTTGCGCTACAGATCATCCACTTGTGTCTGGTGGAACTAACTCAAACCGTCCTGCCAATGCCGCAGATTTGAATGAGACTTCTTTGGAAGCCGCTATCATTCAGCTTGCTAGTTGGACTGACGAGCGTGGACTTTTAATAGCCGCAAAAGCTAAGAAGCTAATTATCCCAGCAGACCTTATGTTTGTTGCGGAGCGACTAATGAAAACGCCTAACAGAGTTGGAACTTCAGATAACGATATCAATGCCATTAAATCAATGGGTATAGTTCCGGGGGGATTTGCAGTTAATAATTTCCTCACAGATACTAACGCTTGGTTTTTGACCACTGATATTCCAAACGGACTGAAGCATTTTACTCGTGCCCCAATGTCTACTTCCATGGACGGTGATTTTGACACCGGAAATGCTAGATATAAAGCGCGTGAAAGATACTCGTTCGGTGTGTCTGATCCATTAGGAATCTTCGGGTCACCCGGATCTTCTTAATAATACTTTGCAGTATATGAGAGGGGGCCTTGTGCCCCCTTTCTTTTTTGTGTACTCTCAAGACTATCTAGGAATTATTTAGCTATAACGACTGCCCTAGCAGACACTTATTATGACGTTATAGTGAAACCTTTAATAAGGAGGTCAGCCAAATGGCTAATTCAACTTTTTCCGGCCCAGTTCGATCCGAAGATGGGTTTACTAAAATATCAAAAGCTGCTGGCACAGGCGTTATTACAGAAGGCTCTAGTTATTCAGCAAACGCTTCTATTACAGGAACGCTTGGGATTACAGGTGTAACTTCTGCTACTGGCGGTATTGTTATTGGCGCTGCAAGCAGTCTCCAACTAATTGGTGTTACTGCAACTACAGCAACAATCGCTGTAACAGATGATACAAACACTATCGTCACAATCGCTCAACCTGCGGGAACTATTCTAAAAGATTTAATAGCTTACCCTGCTGGAAACCTTGTTACAGCTGGATCTAGTGGTAACGATCTTGACATTTCTATTGGTACAGCATCTGCTGGCGCACAGCTACTAGCTGCTACTGCAATACTTGATGATGGTGGTGCTGCTGTAACTTGGACAGCTAACGTACCTCTTTACATTATTAAAGATTCTCATGGTACTGCTGCTAACCAATTTGCAACTACAGGAGTTGGCCCTAAAGGTGGCCCAGCTACTACAGAAGCTATTGTTATTGCAGGAGCGTTATATAGCGCAGCCGCAAGAAACATTTTTGTTACTTTACGTCCAATAGGGGCTGATTTGGCTACTGCCGCAACTACTGTTAAGTATATTGCTGTTTTCCAAACATTGTAATAATGGTGGGGAGGTAAAACTCCCCTAGTTGCAGGAGTAAGGTATGAAGATGAAGAAAAAGATGAAGTACAACATGGGCGGCAAGGTCATGAAGTACAACAAGGGTGGTATGCCTGACTTAACTGGAGACGGCAAAGTAACACGGGCTGATGTCTTAAAAGGTCGTGGTGTAGAGCTAAATATGGGCGGTAAAGTACCTACTTACGCAGGTATGCCCATGATGGCTGAAGGCGGCGTAGTACCCAAAAAGAAAAAGAAAAAAGTCAGCAAAAAGAAGTCCATTGATGGTATTGCTAGACGAGGTAGAACTAAAGGCCGGATGGTCTAAGAGGGTTTAATTATGAGTGGACTTTCAGATGTAATCCCAGTAACGATCACCGCAGACACTGTAGCCTTAGATGCAGACGGTATATCAGTAGCCACATCTGTTGGCAATAATGCGGCATTAGTTATTGGTGGCGCTTTAGCCGACGGTGGTTCTGTTACACTTAGTCACGGAAGGATAGTCACTATTCTTTCTGCAGGCAATGATTCTGCAAAATCGTTTACTGTTACTGGAACAGATATTAATGGTGATGCTCAAGTAGAATCAATAACAGGCGCAAACGCAGGTACAGCTACTGGAGCCGTGTACTTTAAAACAATATCTGGCATTTCTGCAGTGGGTAATCCAGCAGGCAATGTCTCTGCGGGTGTTAATGCTTCGGCTGCCGATGTTATTTTTACAATGAGAAGCAGGCTAAAAGGCATGTTTCTAACCAGTACAGCAACAGCGGGAGAAGTTGATTTTCTTACAACTTCACCAACAGGGACAAGTATTATGCAGCTTAGTTCTGTTGGTGATGCTGATGCGACAAGAGATGTAACTATTCCTGATCAGGGTGTGGTGTTTACAGATGGTATTTACATACAGTACACAGTCTCAACCTTCTTAACTATGACAGTGTTCCATGCGTAATGGCTACTTCAGAAACAGCGGCGTTTAATTTAGATTTAAACGAAATAGTAGAAGAAGCATTTGAACGTGCAGGTTCAGAAATGCGTAGTGGGTATGACCTAAAGACAGCAAGGCGATCCCTTAATTTATTATTTGCTGAATGGGCTAACCGAGGCATTAATCTTTGGACAATAGAGGCAGGTACGCAAGTACTTACTTCTGGCACAGCAACTTACGATTTACCCCTTGATACCGTTGATGTTATTGAACATATTGTTAGAACAGGATCAGGTACTTCTCAATCAGATATAGCTATATCGCGTATGAGTGTTTCTAGTTATGCGTCTATTCCTAATAAAAATATTACGGGTAGACCCAATCAGATATATATTGACCGCAAAAGTGGGGCTACAGAAGGTAGTACAGTCAAATACCCACAATTTACACTATGGCCTGTACCTGATAGCACAGAAACTTACACATTAGCGTATTGGCGACTCACTAGGATACAAGATGCGGGGAATGGTGTTAACACACAAGACATACCTTTTAGGTTTTTGCCGTGTTTGGTCGCGGGTCTAGCTTATAATCTAGCATTAAAAATACCCGGAAGTGAGCAACGCATCCCTATGCTTAAATCTATGTACGATGAAGCATGGGCAGAAGCCTCAGATGAAGACAGAGACAGGTCGTCTTTCCGAGCAGCCCCTAGAATAGCGTATGTATAGATATGGCTAGTCGTTTTGCTTCAAATAAATACACCATTGCAGAATGCGATAGATGCGGGTTTCAATACAAACTAAAAACACTTAAAGAAATATTTGTACGGACTAGGAAAACAAATATACTGGTTTGTAAAACTTGCTGGGAGCCTGATCACCCACAAAACTTACAAGGCATGTACCCTGTTACTGATGCCCAAGCAGTACGAAACCCAAGACCCCCACAAGGCGTAGATGTAATAAATATCTTTCAGTGGGGGTGGGAGCCAGTTGGTTTTAATGATGTTGACGGGCTAGTACCAAACAATTTGAAAGGGACAGGCGAGATAGGTACTGTTATAGTAGATACAATAAATATCTAAGGAGTTGATATGAAAGTAAAAATCAAAGACATGAGCACTATTAAACCTTGTGCTATGCCTACCAACGCAGGGTATCCAAACAATATACCAAACACCCAAACCAAAAAAATGAAGGGTGCAGGTGCAGCAACTAAAGGTACTGGATTTAGTAATAAATCTAACTAATAGCAATGACATATGCAGAATTAGTTGCGGCAATAAAGTCATATACAGAGAGTGATTTTTCTACTGTAGATATAAACCTGTTTATCACACAAGCGGAAACGCGCATATACAACACTGTACAGATTGCGTACTTACGTAAAAATGTCACGGGTACAATAACAATCAATAATAAATATTTAGCTGTTCCTGACGATTGGCTAGACACTTATTCTTTAGCGTTGATAGATGGTAGTGGGAACTACAGCTACTTACTTAATAAGGACGTTAACTTTATTAGAGAGTCGTTCCCGTCACCTACAGCAACAGGCGTACCAGAGTATTATGCGTTGTTTGATGATAGCGCGTTTATACTAGGCCCAACGCCAGACACAGGGTATTCTGCAGAATTGCACTATTACTACTACCCGACATCAATCACAAACAATAGTACAGCTTCAAACACATCATGGATTGGCGATAACTACAGCACTGTCTTACTATATGGTAGTTTGCTAGAAGCTAATACTTTTCTAAAGGGTGAACCTGATGTGATGGAAGAGTACCAGAAACGATACGATGCTGCGGTAGGAGCGTTGAAACAACTTGCAGAGTACAAAAACCGCAATGACTCCTATAGGGCAGGTCAAGCAAGAAAAGCTACGTTATAAGGAGATGTTTTACTTATGGCTATAACACAAACAATGTGTACGTCATTTAAAAAAGAAATTCTTGAAGCAGTACATAATTTTAGTGCTTCTGGAGGCCATACTTTTAAGATAGCTTTGTATACGTCTAGCGCAACTATAGGGGCTGATACAACCGTGTTTACTACTGCAGGCGAAGCAAGCGGGACAGCTTATGTCTCTGGCGGGTATACCCTTACTAATATTGGCGCATCAAGCGGAGGAACTACGGGTTTTTGTGACTTTGAAGACGCTTTTTGGAATTCGTCTAGTATTACGGCAAGAGGCGCATTAATCTACAATAGTTCACAAAGTAGCAAGGCTGTATGTGTATTAAACTTTGGTTCTGATATAACAAGTAACCCAGATTTTAGAATACGTTTTCCAGTAAACGAAGCCTCTACAGCGGTAATTAGGATTACGTAATGGCGAATAGAACCAACAGTGGTTGGAGTCGAGGACAGTATTTTTCTGGGCCGTGGGGTCAACCTGTTGTTGACGCTGTTTCAGTTACTAGTGTATCTGCCGCCGCTATTGTTTCTTCAGTACAATTATGGCAAGC